TTTATTTGATTTATGCCCTGATGTAGTAAACTTTTCACAAACATTTAGACAATGTGCAGCAATAACATCTGGTGTAATTCAATTTACCTTTAATACAGCGGTTTCAACTTTTCAAAATGTGTATTATATGGCATCTACAACGAATAGTATTAGTGGAACTGCTCCTACAATTTGGTTAAGAACCCCAACACCATATGGAGTAGGTGCATTTAGGAATTGTACTGGATTAACTAACTTTGCATCAATACCATCAACTTTCAAATAATATGTATTTAAGAATAATAGATAACGAAATAACATACCCATACTCTTTGAAACAATTTAGAGTGGATAATAAGACTTATACATTTCCGTTAAACATACCAACTGAAATATTAAGTGATTTTGGTGTATTTGAAGTAACTCAAACCCAAAAACCAAACGATTATACTAAAAACATATCTGAAGGTACTCCAACTTTAACGGATGGTATATATTATCAAAATTGGGTACAAACAAATGCTTCTGATTCCGAAAAAGAATTAAGATTGGCAATAAAATGGAGTGAAATTAGAGAATTAAGAAATCAGTTATTATCAGAATGTGATTGGACACAATTAGGAGATGTTTCTGAAAGTATTAAAACTTCCTACCAATCATATAGACAAGATTTGAGAGATATTTCATCTCAATCAGACCCTTTCAGTATAGTTTGGCCGGAGAAACCATAAAAGATAGATAACTTATATTTATATCTATAACATTACAAACTATTAAATGAAAATACAAAGTCCTATATTTTCGGGTTCGATAATTCAATCGGCAAATGCCTACGCAAATTTAAGTGGTTCATTCACTGGGTCTTTTACTGGTTCATTTAAAGGTGAAATTGAAGTAAATACTGCTACCTTTGAAAACCTAACAGTTATAAGAACAATAACTGTTGGTACATTATCAACGGATAGACAAAGAATTACTGGTTCTGTGTTTATAAGTGGTTCGGAGCAAGTTCAAGGTAGTATAAATGTAATTGATGGAGGACAATTTCAAGTTCAAGGTGTAAATGTATTAGATACCGCATTAGCTTTTGCTATTGCATTAGGATAAAAAAAGATGGCAAACATATTTAAAAATAGTATAACTGGTTCAATTGGTTCAACGGGAGTTGGGGTGTACACTGTACCATCTGCAACTACAACAACGGTAATTGGTGTAAATGTGGCTAATGTGGCTTCACAAAACATATCGGTTAGTGTGATGTTGAGAGATACTTCGGCAAATAAAGCAGTATTTTTAGTAAAAGATGCTTTAATTGTACAGGGTGGTTCAACAATATTAGTTGGTGGAGAACAAAAAGTGGTAATGGAAGCAAATGATTTACTTTCGGTAACATCTTCATTAGCTAATTCAGCAGATGTGATTGTTTCAATATTAGAATTGACATAAAATAAAAAAAACATAATTGAATGGAGTTCAACGGTAAAAGTCCCAATGGGTTAAATCAAAATAGTGTAAATAGTGTATCACTTTTTGTAAGTGGTTCACCTATTTTAACTGCTACTTCTGAATCTGTAAGTGTTGTTGGGAAATTAAGTGGCTCTGCGGTACAAACTTATCAAATTGGGACTCCAAGCGGAGCAACATTACAAGTAAATGCAAACACACAAATTAGTGGTTCGGTATCAGCATCCACATTTATAGGGGATGGTGGTGGATTAACTAATATCAACGCAGCTTCGATTGGTGATATATACAGAATCAAATCGGGCTCAGCAATAGCAACAATTTCACCAAATAACGGTTTAGAAATTAATGTAAATACAATTATTAGTGGGGGATTGATTATTAGTGGCTCTCAAACATTAACCGGTTCATTAAATATGACCGGAAAGGCTTTAATTATTGGAAATCTTACATCATCGGAGCTTAGAGCTACTGGTGGGGTAACTGCACCAAATATTACCTGGTCTAATATATTAGGTTCAAACGGTGGTGAAATTAGAATAACACAGGGACAATTTAGAAATGGTAATAATATTACATATGTATGGTCTCAAACAACAGATTCTAATAGTACAAGAGATGTAGGTATCCGTAGAAACACAACTGGTTCATTAGAAATATATGATGGTAATACTGCCGATGGTGCAGTTGGAAATAGAAGAGATTTAATATTAAGAAACATTACAGGTTCAAACGCTGTATTTAGTGGTAACTTAAATGTTGGTGGAAAAATAAACACAACGGAATTATTTGCTACTTACATATCATCTTCAATCATTTACTCATCTGGTTCTAACAAATTTGGTGATGCAAGCAATGATAAGCAAGAAATTACAGGTTCATTGGGTATAAGTGGTAGTTTAACAGTTTCTGGTAGTATTAGATTTGATAATACTAATGTAACTACCGATAATACAACGCAAGAATTTTTAGTACTTAACACAACTACTGGTGTGGTTGGTAGAAGAACTGCAGCAGCATCATCCGGTACTTCTGGTACTTCAGGTACTTCAGGTACATCTGGAACAAGCGGTAGTGGTGGTACATCTGGAACAAGCGGTAGTGGTGGTACAAGCGGTAGTGGTGGTACATCTGGTTCATCTGGTACGGATGGTTCATCTGGTAGTGGTGGTACATCTGGTAGTGGAGGTTCTTCTGGAACAAGCGGAACTTCTGGTACTTCAGGTACTTCTGGTACAAGCGGTACTTCTGCTACAAGTGGTAGTAGTGGTACTAGGGGAACTGCTGGTAGTGGTGGTACATCTGGTTCTTCGGGCTCTTCTGGTACATCTGGTAGTGGAGGTACATCCGGTACTTCTGGTTCAAGTGGTAGTAGTGGTACTACTGGTTCTTCTGGAACATCTGGTAGTGGTGGAACAACAGGTTCATCTGGTACAACAGGCTCTTCTGGAACGAGTGGTACATCCGCAACTTCTGGAACATCTGGTACAAGTGGAACATCTGGTACTTCCGGTACAAGTGGTATAACTGGAGCTGGTGGTTCATCTGGTAGTAGTGGTTCATCTGGTAGTAGTGGTTCTTCGGGAACTGCTGGTACTTCGGGTACATCAGGTACTTCTGGTTCTTCTGGAACTGCAGGTACTTCGGGTTCATCAGGTAGTAGTGGTTCTTCTGGAACTACTGGTTCAAGTGGAACATCTGGAACATCTGGAACAAGTGGTAGTAGTGGTGTAACTGGAGCCGGTGGTGGCAGTGGAACTGCGGGTAGTGGGGGTTCTTCTGGAACATCTGGAACAAGTGGTACATCTGGTACACGCGGAACAAGTGGAACAAGCGGAACGTCTGGTTCTTCTGGTTCATCGGGTTCGTCTGGAACAAACGGAACTGCAGGAAGCGGAGGTTCATCTGGAACTTCTGGTTCGAGCGGAACATCTGGTAGTAGTGGTTCAAGCGGAAGTAGTGGTTCATCGGGTTCAAGTGGAACAAACGGAACTGCTGGTAGTGGAGGTTCTTCGGGTACAAGTGGTACATCTGGTACTAGCGGTACAAGCGGAACATCTGGTACTTCTGGAGCATTATCTATAAGTGGTACAACCGATAATGGTGTAATTACTCTTAATGGTGCATCTCCAAACGTAACTGCGGAGGCTAATCTTAGATTCGATGGTACTACTTTAACGGTAACTGGAAATGAAACCCTTAGTGGTAACTTAACGGTTGGTGGTACAATCAGAGCACAACAAATATTAGTACAATATATTTCATCATCATTAATATACGCAAGTGGGAGTAACAAATTTGGTGATGCAACAAATGATACACAAGAATTCACTGGTTCGGTAGATATTAGTGGTTCATTAAGAATTCCAGCATATCCATCAAACCCAACGGGAACAAAAGCTGGACAAATATATTATAACACAGCTGATACAAACATATATCGATACAATGGTACAACTTGGTTAGCAGCAGCCGGTACTTCTGGTTCTGCTGGTACTTCTGGTACTTCTGGAACAAGCGGTAGTAGTGGAACTTCGGGTACAAGCGGTACTTCTGGTACTTCTGGTACTTCTGGTACATCGGGTTCTTCGGGAAGTAGTGGTACAATGGGAACTGCTGGTACTGGTGGAACATCTGGAACAAGCGGTACTTCTGGGACAAGCGGAACTTCAGGCACATCTGGTACAAGCGGTAGTAGTGGTTCATCTGGTAGTAGTGGTTCATCTGGTAGTAGTGGTACATCTGGCGCAACTGGTGCTAGTGGAACAAGCGGTACTTCTGGAACAAGCGGTACTTCTGGAACAAGCGGAACAAGAGGTACTTCTGGAACAAGCGGAAGTAGTGGTTCATCTGGAAGTAGCGGTTCATCTGGAAGTAGCGGTTCATCTGGAAGTAGTGGTACAATGGGAACTGCTGGTAGTGGTGGTTCATCTGGAAGTAGTGGTACGATGGGAACTGCTGGTAGTGGTGGTACAAGCGGTACTTCTGGAACATCTGGGACATCTGGAACAAGAGGTACTTCTGGAACAAGCGGTAGTAGTGGTTCATCTGGAAGCAGTGGAAGTAGTGGAAGCAGTGGTTCTTCTGGTGCATCCGGTGCATCGGGTTCTTCTGGAAGTAGTGGTTCAAGCGGAAGCAGTGGTTCTTCTGGAACGTCTGGAACATCGGGTACTTCCGGAACACGTGGTACAAGTGGAAGTAGTGGTTCTTCAGGTGCATCCGGTGCATCTGGTTCTTCTGGAAGTAGCGGAAGTAGTGGTTCTTCAGGTGCATCCGGCGCATCTGGTTCATCTGGAAGTAGTGGTACATCTGGTGCTGGTACATCTGGAACATCTGGAACATCTGGTGCTGGTACTTCTGGTACTTCTGGATTACTTGCTTTAACTGGTACAACTAATAATGGTGTAATTACATTAAACGGAACTGCACCAAACGCAACAGTTGAAAGTAATCTTACATTTGATGGTACTACACTAACAATAGCTGGTAATATTAACACAGGTCCTGGTGCAACTGAAGTTCATTTAATGAATCAAAATATTCAAACAACCGATTCTCCAACATTTGCTACATTAAATTTAACAAACGCTGGTAATGCAATAAACTTTAGTAATGCAAATGAAGTAATATTAGAGCACACATCAAATTCGACACCTGTTGCGTTTGATATGAGAAAAGGTGGAACTTCATTTAGTGATGATGGTACATATGGTACATTACATTTAACAAGAACAAATCACAATAACTCAGCAACATCAGTAGGTTCTAATTTACATTTCCAACTAAAAGATAGTGGTGGAACAATTAGAGAATATGCTGGTATTGGTGGCAGAAAAACTGAAGCTGGTGCAGCTGGAGGAGCATTACATTTCTATCGTTATAATAGAGCTGAATTAGGATATTGGAACGCTACTGGATTATATGCAACTGCGTTTTATGATTCGGCAAATACTGCTTATTATGTAGACCCTGCATCATTTACCGAATTATTTGGTGGTATAAGAAATAGTGGAGCACATGCTAGTTCCCAAATTATTAATAGATTACCGGCTGCAAATAATGGAAATGGTACTGGTATTGTACAATTGCAAATGTGGTGTTCTGAACCGGGTGTAAGTTGGGAAGGAGCTGGATTTGGATATAACGTAACAAATGATGGTGGTTCTCCTTCTGGATTTGGTAGATTAAATACTTCGTTTGGACAAGGTTATATGAGATTCGCTTCATCTGGGGATATATATTTCTACAATACTAACACATCTGGTACTAGAGTTACTAATATGGAGTTGTATCCAAACAATACTGTATTATTTAACAATTACGCAACGGGTGGTAACTCCCTAAGAGCACCAATATTCTACGATAGTAACGATACCAATTTTTATACAGACCCTTCTAGTACATCTAGAATATGGAGATTAAATATACAAAACTCACAAGGTGGTGGTGGTAGTAATGGTACTGTTGGATTACGAATTGCTGGTAATGGTGATTATGATTCACTTGAATTGGGTATATTTGGTGCCTACGATGGTATGATTCGTAGTTATGGAAACGATATACGTTATTATTCTGGACACTGGAAAACAGTAGGGTCAGCATCAAGTGAAAATCATTCGCATTTATGGTTTACAAGTAGAGCAGGTAGTGCCGATTGGTCTAATGTTAAAATGAGTTTAGACCACAATGCTACACTTTCCGTAACCGGAGATATGAGAGCACCAATATTCTATGATTCGGCAAATACTGCATATTATGTAGACCCTGTTGGTACTGCTAGATTATCGTATATAGCAGCAAATGCTGGTATTAGAATTGATGGTAGCGAAAATCTTTATTTGGATAATAACTACGGACAATCTATTGTAGGATTATATGATTCATTTAGATATCAGGGTGTATTCGCAATGGGTAACGCATATAAATTACTTATTAATGGAACTGGCGCTAATAACTTATATGGTTTAGCTTGGTCACATCCAAATGCAGGTGGTGTTGCAGGAAATCTTAACACACATGGTTTATTATGTTTAGAAAATGGTGCTTTTTTAGCAACATTATGTGGAAGTACTCGTGCTAGAGATGATATGCGAGCACCTATATTTTATGATAGAAATGATACCGGATTCTATTTCGATGGAAATGGTACTACTAGATGGCAAGGAACTGATGATTACTCTAAAATGAGAATTGGTTTGACAGCCAAAGGTAACTTTAGAAGAAATGATTATACTGGAGATACTAACTATTGGGTAGGTTCAATGGGATGGGGTACAACTGACCTTATCTCTGTATTTACTTGGGGTAGTGGTTTCTTCGATACTTGGAGTAACCCGGCCAATCAACCTGCTGGTACATCTCACTGGACCGGAGTTCAAGCACATCACTATGTAGCTGGGTATAATAACGGATATGGGTGGCAGTTAGTTGGTGGACCTATTAGTGGTGCATGGTGGACATCTTATTGGAATACAAAACGTCCTTGGTATAAATTGGCTATGTATAGTTTGAATGAATACTCAAGTGATTTTTGGGCATCTATTATGTATGATTCAAATAATAGTGGATATTATTGTGACCCGGATGGTACAACAAACTTAAACGTACTCAATTGTATATCATTAACAGAAACATCATCTATTAGATACAAAGAAAATGTAGTTAGTTTAGATAATTCATTAGATAGAGTATTATTATTAAGAGGTGTAACTTACAATAGAAAAGGTTCAAATGATACTGAAATTGGTGTAATTGCGGAAGAGGTTGCAGATATTGTTCCTGAAATTATTAACTTTACAAAATCTGGAGAAGCAGATTCGGTATCTTATGGAAGAATAACGGCATTACTAATTGAGGCAATAAAAGAACAACAACAACAAATAAATGAATTAAAGGCATTATTGGGTAAGTAATGTTTACAATAAAAATAAAAAATAACTATATTTATATTATATAATAAACGAATAAAATTATGGGATATACCTACGAATGGTCTGTAACCGGTATTAAAAAAGCAACTTCCAATAGTATTAATGATGCTGTTATTGGAACTAGATGGAAAGTAATTTGTACCGATATGGATGGAAATACTGGTGAATTTAGTGGAGCAACTCCATTTGATTTAAAAACAATTGATACAGGTAGTTTCATTGAATATGCTGATTTAACCGAAACTCAAGTATTAGGGTGGATTAAACATACGGTAAGTAGTTCGGCTGTAACAAATTATTGGGACCATATTCAAGGACAAATGGATTCACAAATCAATAGAAATAAATTGTTTATTGCGGAAGTTAATGATATTGATTTACCTTGGTCACCAACAAGTGGTTCTGTAACACCACAACACGAACCTGCACCAACTAATTAATAAAATATGCAAATAAATTATTCATACACACTTGTTGGAATCAAGAAAGTAAAATCATTTGATGGATTGGAGGATATTGTAGTAAGTGCTGATTTTATTGTTAGTGCGGAAATTGCAGGATTACCAAAGTTTGATTGGGCATTAGCAGATGTGCCGGTTGATACACCAAATGTTGAAAACTTTAAACCCTACGATGAACTAACCGAAGAAGAAATTATAAGTTGGGTAGAAAACTGCGAACCTATGGCTAATGTAAAGGCTAGTTTAAGAAGAGCTATTAATGAACAATTTACTAATAGAGAATATGTAGCATGGAATGGTTTGCCTACCTTAATGGAAACGCAAGACCCAATTATACCATAAACTATGAGATTATTAAACAGACAATTACACGGTATTACACGTACCCAATCTGCAACACGCGGATGGAAAGAATGTGTTTGTGGAAAAAGTAATGGAGGTTCATATCAAACTGTTGGTAGTTTAAGATTAGAAGTATCCGGTGGAAATCCTGAATTTTATTTTTCAACACTACAAGAGGAAACTGTTACCCATAATAATGGGGCTGATATACGATGGATAGCTTTTGCGCATGGATGGAGAGTTCAATCAAATGGTAATATTGATAACCCAACAGGTAATGGTGCTGCAAATTTTGTTGCATATCAACTAGAATTTAATGCTGGTAGTACAGATTGGTCTTATTGGGATGTAGGAAATAGAACAATAACGTGGAGAGCGTCAAGTGCAGCTGGAGTATCAACTACTATACATCGTGTGATGGTATATAGTGAAAGGATAGATTTAATAACATTATATTGCGTATAATATGGCAGTTTTACGTTCACTCGAAGGTATAAGAATAGATAGTAGTAACAACAACCAATGGGGGTCTAGAGTATATACCTCAACTAGAACTTGGGCACCGTATCAGTCTAATATTAATATGATACAAATGTATCAAAGTGGTGGAACAGGCACAAGAGAAGAAGTATCAGTACAATTAAGATGGGCAGCAATAAGAACGGAAGGTTCAAAAACAGAATTACCTATTCTTTACGCATCTGCAAGATTTTCTATGCAAACATATGGTGAAGTTGAAATGCGTTCTGGATTAGATTGGCATAGTTGGGGAGGTAATGGGATATTATTCCCATATGTAGGAAAAGGTGGTGCATCTATATTTATAGGGGCAAATAGTGGTATGGCTACGGGAGTAATTGGTTCGGTTTGGATAAATATATGTACTATGTCATTTTCAAATTTAGTAGTAAACGTTTTTAGTGATTAAATAATTATGGCAAGAATAACAGGGAATCAGGGATTAATTATGAATCAATCGAATAATAACTCTTATATGAGAGTATATTCACGCGGTAAAAATAATGTTGGTCCTTACCTTCGATTTAATATTTCTGGAGGAAATCCGCATCTACACATTATTGTTAAAACTTATATGTCATTTGTTCAAACAAATGGTTCTTCTGATTTTAATTCAGCATTGACAATATGGAATGCGTTATGGGTTGATACTGGTGGAAACACTTATGGTTTCAATGCTGGAAGTTGGACAAGTGGTGCAAATATAGATAGGGGTTGGAGTACATCATTTAGACAAGCCGACCTTTGGTTTCAGAGTCCTAGCAATGGTGGTTGGCCAGGGAGAGCAAGTATATCTTCCGAAATATTTTGTGATAGATGGGAGTTTGTAAGTATATCTAATCCATAATAGGTATCATTTAAAACAATAAAACAATAGTAAAACATCCCAAAATATATTTTTAATATAAAATTTATGTTTTGGGTATTTTGTTTATATTTATATGTGTAAATTGGAATACTTTTTACAAAATAACAAACATAGAATTTTAGAGATAAAAAAATGGCAGAAAGAATTGTATCACCCGGTGTATTCACAAGAGAAAACGATTTATCCTTCTTAGCGCAAGGAATCGGTGAAATCGGAGCAGCATTTATAGGACCTTTTAAGCAAGGACCGGCATTCGTACCAACGATTGTAAGAACTCAATCAGAATTTGAAGATATCTTCGGTACACCTGATGGGACATATTATACTGAATATGCAGTACAAAACTACCTTAGAGAAGCTGGTTCAGCAACTATTGTAAGGGTAGCTGGTACTGCTGGATATTCTCAAGTAGCACCTTTAGCAATATTTGCTTCTGGTTCATCGGCACAATCAGTAGGAACTAAACTAATTGGTGTATTACACTCAACTGCAGCTGGTGATGAGGGTGTTGGATTTACTGGAGCAAGTATAGTTAGTAATGATGCATTAGATGGTTCTTTTGTAATCAATGCATTGGTTGCTGGTACAAACGTATCCGCATCAATATTACCAACCGCAACAAACGATTTAGCTGATGTATTTGGTGAATCACCATTTGGAAGTAAAGCAGCATATGTACATTCTTATTTTGAGAATTTGGCATCATTCTACACAGGTTCTGCTGGAAATAACATTGTAATAACTAGAGTTGTATTACCAACTCAAGATTATGCATATGAGGCAAGTGTAGCATCAACACCATCTGTAGTATCTCAAGATATTAGTGGTGTTAGATATCCTCTATTCAGTTTCCACACATTAGGACATGGTAATGTTTATAATACTAAATTTAAAATTGGTATCTCTAATGTTAAGGCAGCTGGCGAAGATGGAGCAACGGATTATTCAACATTTACTGTAACTGTTCGTTCATACTCTGATACTGATAAAAGAAAAGTAGTTTTTGAAACATTTAATAATGTAAACTTAGACCCTGCTTCTACAAATTATATTGCAAGAAGAATTGGTGATAGATTTATTACATTAAATCAAGATGGTAAAATTACTGAAAATGGTGATTACCAAAATCGTTCAAAATATATTAGAGTTGAAGTAGCAGCTCAGGGTTCATTCCCTATATCAGCAGCACCTTTTGGACATGGGGCATATACAAACCCAATTACAGCAACAAATGCTGCAGAATCGTTATTAGTACCTGCTATAACATTACAAACAAGCTCAACTGGAAATACATCATCATCTCCATTATATTATTCTGGATTTGATTTTGAAACTGTTGGTGTGGCAATTGATAACAAACAATATTTAAAACCACTTCCTGCAAATGCACAAACTGGTTCTAACGTAACATTTGCGTTTGATTCTCAATTAAATTATCAAATGACGGGCTCAAATTCGGCAGATATGGTTAAAAGACAGTTTGTATTAGCATTGCAAGGTGGATACGATGGTATGAACCCAACGGTAGCTAAAGCACTTGGAACTGATATCACTCAACAAAATACGCAAGGATTTGATTGTTCAAATGGAGCATCATCTGGTACAACTGCATATTTCAAAGCAATAAACGCTGTATCTAATCCGGATGAGTATGATATTAACTTAGTTGTAACTCCTGGTATCATTCGTTCTCTACACCCATCGGTAACTACTAAGGTTATTGATATGGTTGAAGATAGACAAGATACATTCTACATAGCTGACTTTAGTGAAGCTGATTCCGATATAGCAGATACTACTTTACAATCTAATTCAGTAGATTCAAACTATGTAGCAACTTACTACCCTTGGGTTAAGACAATTGACAATAATAATAATAAAATAATGAGTGTTCCACCTTCAGTATTATTACCTGGAGTGTTTGCAGCTAATGATAGATTGGCAGCAGAATGGTTCGCACCTGCTGGTTTAAATAGAGGTGGTATCACTGGAGCAATTAGTGTATTGAATAGATTAACACATTCTGAAAGAGATACTTTATACGAAAACAAAGTTAATCCAATCGCTTCATTCCCTGGACAAGGTATTGTAGCATTCGGACAGAAGACATTGCAAGATAAAGCATCAGCATTGGATAGAATCAACGTAAGAAGATTATTAATCACTGTTAAGAAATTCATCGCATCTACGTCTCGTTACCTATTGTTTGAACAAAACACTACAACGACTAGAAATAGATTCTTAAACACTGTAAACCCTTATTTCGAAGCAATTCAACAAAGACAAGGTTTATACGCATTCAAAGTAGTGATGGATGAAACTAACAATACTCCTGATGTAATAGATAGAAATGTATTAGCAGGACAAATATTTTTACAACCGGCTAAGACAGCTGAATTCATCGTAATTGATTTCAACATCTTACCAACTGGAGCATCGTTTAACGCTTAATTAAGAAAAAAACGAAAAACCAATATTTATTAATAACAAAATAGAAATTAAAAAAAAATGGCAGAGATACTAGAGTTTGACAAGATGTTCTATACGAACTTCGAACCTAAAATGAAGCATCGTTTTACAATTGATGTAGACGGGCTTCAAGCATATACTATTAAAGTGGCGCAAAGACCGACTATTGCATTTGAAACGGTAACATTAGACCATATTAATATAAAAAGAAAGTTGCAAGGAAAGGGTGAGTGGTCTAACGTAACATTTACACTTATTGACCCTATTGTTCCATCTGCGGCTCAAGCTGTAATGGAGTGGGTACGTTTAGGACACGAATCAATCACTGGTAGAAGAGGTTATGCTGATTTTTACAAAAAAGATATAACTTGTAAAATGTTAGGACCTGTTGGTGATGTAATTGAACAATGGACTCTTAAAGGAGCATTTATAGTAAATGCAAATTTTGGAGACTTGGATTGGTCAAACGCTACTGACCCTGCCGATATTACATTAGAAATAGCTTACGATTACGCTATTTTGGAATATTAATAATATCTACTACAATATTAAAAAGGGATTTCCGAAAGGTTATCCCTTTTTTATTTCTAATTTTTTTATTTTGATGTATTTATATATATAAAACTAAATTATTAAAGTTATGGCAGAAAGTGCAAATGCAACTACAAGTAAATTTGAATTTCCAACCGAAATTATAGAATTACCATCAAGAGGATTGGTATATTCAAAAGATAACCCTTTGAGTAAAGGAACGGTTGAAATAAAATATATGACAGCAAGAGAAGAAGATATCTTAGCATCTCAAAATTTAATTAAAAAAGGTATTGTGTTAGATAAGTTATTTGAATCGGTTGTTGTTGAACCTGGTGTAAATATAAATGATATTTTCATTGGTGATAAAAACGCAATTCTATTGGCTACTCGTATTTTAGGATATGGGGCTGATTATACGGTTGAAATTACTGACCCATTTACATCCGAAAAGCAAGAAGTTACAATTGATTTATCAAAAGTACAAACAAAAGATGTTGATGAATCTGTATTAAACGCCGAAAATGTGTACAAATTTACATTACCACAAAGTAAAAAGGTAATTGAATTTAAGTTATTAACGCATGGTGATGAGCAGGATATTAATAAAGATAATCAAGCATTGGAAAGAGTAAATAAAACAAAAAACACAACATCTTTTGATGTAACTACTCGGTTTAGATATATGATTTTATCAGTAGATGGTAATAAGGATGGTGGATTTATTAACAAATGGATTCAAAATGGATTTTTAGCATTAGATACAAAAGCATTTAGAAAATATGTTAGAGAAATTAGTCCAGATTTAGACTTAAAATTCGAATTTACATCAGATATAACAGGCGAAACGGAGGCGTTAGATATCCCATTTGGGGTTAGCTTTTTTTACCCTGCCAATTGATTATAAAACAACACTTCATAATCAAATTTGGGAAATGGTTCATTTTGGTAATGGATTCAATTGGACAGAAGTTTATACGATGCCAATACATCTTAGAAAATTTTATTTTAAAAAATTAGTTGATATCAAAAAGAAAGAAGCAGATGAAATGAAAGCTGCACAAAGTAAATCAAAAGCAGGAAAAGTGAGGATGAGATAATCCTCACTTTTTTTTTATTCAATATTTATTATATATAACCAACTGTACAAATGGCAAAAAAATTAAACGAAGGAATTCTCAATAAATTTGTAGATGCTTTTTTTGATTCTTATAAAAAAGGATTGGACCAAACTTTTATAAATAAATCGGCAGAAAAGCATCCAGAAGTATCTAAAAAATTAGCAAATATAACAAATGATTTGGATGATTTAGTAAAATATTTAGATAAATACGCAAAATAATAAATGGCAGATAAATCAAAATTAATTGATGCCGAAGCTAAAGCTATACAAAATTTAGCCAATTTGCAAGAAAAACTTGCAGAAGCAACTGCTGCGCAAGATTCTGCTCAAATAAGTGCTTTAGATAAAAAAATTAAAAAAATAAATGATTTTATTGGTAGAACAAAAGGAATTAGAGAATCGATTTCTAATTTTAAAGACTTAACAACTCAAATGTCATTAGCTGGTAATGTTACATCCGATATGGGTAAAGAACTTACTCTTATGGCTAAGCAAGTTAATAAAATAGGTAGTATAAGTATTGATGTTGGTGATGTTGATGCTGCTAATTTTGTAAAAGATTTTATGGCAGGTGCTGATATGCTAACACAAGCCCAAAATGAGTTAATGCATGCATCTGCTAGTGGTGATTCCGATGCAATGAAAGCGGCTACTGAAAATTTAGATATTGCAAAAAAAATGTATGTAGATTTAATAAAATCTAGCGATTCTGTTTTTAGTAATAATAAAGATATAGCAAGAGCAGTTCAGGATTTTGGTGCGGCACAAAGTAAAGTAAATAAAGCAATGCAGGCAACGATAGGTCTTACTGAAGATGAGTTAGATGCTTATAAAGAACTTACCGAAGAGGCAAATAGAATGCAAGCTAGGTTTAATGCAGTTGCTAACCAAATAACAACTGCATTAAAAAAACCACAAGTAGCAATTGGTTTGATGGTTATGGGAGTTGGTACATTTGTTAATAAATTAGGTGAAGTTCGTTCTCAATTGGGAGGATTAACAGAATTTGCAACAACTGGTTTGGCTTTCTTTGATGATAATGCAGTTGAAAACGCTAAAGCATTAGCTTCCGAATTCGGAGGTATGAATAATGTTAGTGGGGAATTACAAGCATCAACATCATTAATATCCAAAAATATGGGTATTAGTGGAACTGAAGCAGCCGGATTATTGGGTTCTTTTAGTAGATTAAACGGAAATAGTGAAGAAGCTGCCCTAAATTTAACAAAATCAACACAAGAGTTTGCAAAACAAAATGGAATAATACCTGCAGCTTTAATGGCAGATTTAGCCGGTTCTGCTGAAGAATTTGCTTTATTTGGTAAAGATGGCGGTGAGAATATAATAAAAGCAGCAGCAGCAGCAGCCAAAATGGGTGTTAGTTTAAAAACTATGACCGGTATTGCTGATAACCTTTTAGATTTTGAAACATCAATAACTAAAGAATTGGAATTGGGTGCTTTAATGGGTAAGAATATCAATTTAGATAGAGCTAGAGCATTAGCATTTGAAGGTAAAATTGAAGAAGCTACACAAGAAACTTTAAATGCATTAGGTGGTGTGGATGCTTTTAATAAAATGGATTATTTCCAAAAGAAAGCAACTGCAGATTTATTAGGTATATCCGTAGCTGAACTTGGTAAAATGGCTGCTAATCAGGAGAATGCAACTACATTAACTGGACAAATGAATTCACAATTTAGTATGATAAATGAAACTATACAAGCTGGTATGAATACAGGATTGGGTTCATTTATACAATTGTTAGGTGGTGGAATAATGACAGGAGTTCAATTTGGAGGTGCATTAGGTCAAATGGGTGTTAAATTTACAAAATTGGGTGAGTACGCAAAATCAATTGGTAGTACTATGGGTGGTTGGGTAAAAACATCAGCTGAATTTATAAAAAATATGGCATCTAATGTACTGCAAAAATTTATGGGTGGTGGAGCGGTATCAACGGCAACTCAATCAATAGCAGATGTAGCTGGAGGTAGTTTAGCGGATAAAGCAAAAGAAACTATACAAGATAAAGCAAGTGGTAAAGTAGAAGATTTAGTAGATAATAAAATAGATTCCGTAACATCACCTGAAGGTGTAGAACAAGCAACCGAATCTATGAATAAAGATAAATCAATGGGTGATAAACTTAAAGATTTAGCTTCAGGATTAAAAGCAATGGGAAATCCAAAAGTATTATTTGGTGCTTTTAATTTAATACCAACTGGAATTGGTTTTGCATTAATGTCGGTAGGTTTACCAACATTATTTGTTTTATCAAAAATTGATATAAGTACGGTTGGTACTGGATTAAAATCATTAGCTAAAGGATTATCCGCATTTGGTGATGGTAAAGTATTAGCTGGTGCTGGTGTATTAGTAGTAGCTGGTTTGGCATTTGCAATTATGACAGTAGGTTCATTAGGTTTAGCTGCAATTGCATTGGGTGGAGAAGCCGCAGCAATTGGATTAGTTGCATTAGCTGGAGGATTGTCCGCATTTGGTGTTAGTGCACCGGCTGCATTAATTGGAATTGGATTATTGGCATTATTTGGTGCATCACTAATACCATTAACATATGCATTGAGTTTGTTAGCACCATTAATTGAATCCATTGGTAAATCAATTGGTAGTGTAGTAGAATCAATTGGAAAGGGAATTGCATCGGTGGTGGGTAGTATAGGTGATTTAATGGTTAAAATATTACCATTGTTATCTATGGATGCAGCAGCCGCGTTATTTTCTATGGCAGGTGGATTTATTGCATTATCTGCTGCAATGGCATCGTTTGCAGTAGCTGGATTATTAGCAATACCTGCAATGTTAGCAGTTGGTACATTTTTAGAAATAGGTGGTGGTTCTGTTATAGAGGCACTAAGTGGTGGTGGAGAAGGTGGTGGTAAAGAAGCTGAAGATAAAAATGCTAAAATGGATGAATTAATAAACGAAATAAAAGCATTACGAACAGATTTAAATTCTGGTAAAATATCAGTACATATGGATGGTAAAAAAGTAACATCTGGCGTTTCAAAAGTAGTATCTACTGTAACTTCAAATTCATACGCACTTAAATAATGGGAAAAACTATATTAGAACTTTTTCAAACTAAAAAATTAAGCAACACACAAACTGCTGAACAAAAATACGAAACCCGTAATAGTAAAGATATATCAATATCAACTCCAAATGGTGCTCTAAACGCAACTTCATTTCCGTTAGTAAATAAATTGCGTAGAAGTAGAATAAGTGATAGAACGAGAGAAACTGTCATCGAAGAAGAATTATTAGGATTAAGACAATTACGTTTTTTATCACAGCCAATCATATATGGTACGGATATTATCCGCTTAAATAGATTATCCACCAATATGTTGGATGATATGAAAGCTGGTGTAAATGGAAATGCGGGTAATAATGGTATAATTGGAAACTTATTAAACAAAGTAAAAGGAAAAGGATTAGAATTAGCATCAAAAATAGGTGTAGCATTTCCAGAAGAGATAATTCCATCTAGAGTAATATTAAAAAATGATTTTAAAAATGGACTTGAACCAAATACAATGCAAACACTTGCTAAAATTAAAAAAGATGCAGGTGGGACATTGGTTGGTAAGTTTTTAGCACAAAACGTAACAGGAACTCCTAGACAAATTGGAAACGCAGTGTTGGGTTCTGGTATTCAATTAGCAAAAGATAAAGTTCAAACTTATCTATTTGGTGCAAGAAAAAGTGGACAACAATTATTGGCAAAAAATGACCCTACATCACGTTTGTATTCAAGCGCAATGCCATATAAAGATACCGTAGATTATACAGGTACAGATTTAAAATTAAGAAATGATTTATCAACAATAAAAAATGAATTATCAACAATAAAAAAAGATGGACCTGCTAATTTAAGTGGTGAATATTTACGATTATCAAAAGAAAATAAACCAAATAATTTATTTAGTTCAATTGTAGGTGGTGGTGTATCAAATCCATTTAGTATAGGTGGTGGTGGTGTATCAAATCCATTTAGTATAGGCGGAGGCGGTGTATCAAACGTATTTAGTTTACCTAGTAAATCGGGAACTTCAAACGTATTTAATATACCAGTTAAGGGAGCAAATCAATCAAACGTATTTACAATTCCAAAAGCAAATGCAAATAATTTAATTACGGGTAGAAAGGAAGGACAGCAAGTAATAGGTAAGGAATTATTAAAAGTAGGAACTGGTGAAAGTATATTAAAATACAATGCTGATAATACAATAACAAAATACTCAAATACAGTTGATGAAGAATCACTGGTAATTGAACAACGAAACGATTTATCTACAAGATTACAACAAATTGGAGGTGTAGGCCCTGCAAGTCTTGCATTAATAAATGCAACTACAAAGGATAAACAAAGTACAACATCAATAGGTTCTCAATTTGCTGGTTTAAATAAAAAAACTCAACAAGAAAAAAGTTTATTTAAAGCGTTGGCTGGTGAAAATGGGTTATCATTACCAAACGGTATAATAATACCTCCACCCGCAAAAGCAGAAGATTTATTAACTGCTAGAAAAGAAGGACAGCAAGAATTAGGTAGAAAAGTTCAAGAATCAAAAGGAAACGATTTATTAAAATATGACCCTAGATTATCTGCAACTGCTTATTCAAATACGGTTGATGAAACAAATGATGATGAAAAAAGTAGAAATGATTTATCTACTTTATTAACTAAAATTCAAACTGTAGCTGAAACAAAATCTACTGGTAATGAATTAAATATAACCGGAATTGGTAATAATGGAATACCACAAAAAACCGATAAGTTAAAGTATAGTTCAGAAGAATTTGCTCGTAGTATTGAATCTAAAAAATCATTAGGAAATGCTGTAAATTTTTTAAATACAAAAAATCATTATACTGATACTGGAAATGATGTATTTGGGGATTTGGATTTTATAACTGTGAAGTTTACATCCGTACCAAACAAAAAATCAGTTAATTTTACAGCTACAATTACTGGTATTAGTGAAAATGTATCACCTAGTTGGGATTCTGCTAAATTTTTAGGTTCTCCTTTTAATTATTATACATATTCGGGTATAGAACGAAGTGTTAGTTTTACACTTACATTATATTCTACAAATTCACAAGAGCACGTAGCAATGTGGGAACGAATAAACTTCTTAACATCATTAGCATATCCTGCTGGATATCATAATGAAACTTATATAATTTCACCATTTACAAAAGTAACAATTGGTAATTTATATAAAGATAAAGAATGTATTATAGATAGTCTATCGTATACGGTAGATGATACTGCTGGTTGGGAAATTGGTGATAATAAATCATATGGTGGTAATGGTGGTAAAGTAAATATTGAAACTGATGGTAATACTGCCGAAGTAACAAAACCATTAAACGGATATAAACTTCCAATGGTAGTTAGTGTAAATATAAGTCTTAAATTTATAGAAAGTAGAAATAATACTGTAAATAATTTTTATGGATGGAATAGTACACTTCCTCAAAATGATATTGCTAAAAAACTCCAAGAGGTAAATCCACAAAAAAAGGCAGCATCCGTAACAAGCAAAACACCATCAGCGATATTAAGTAACGAAAATTTTAATAAACGTCAAACAGAAATACAACAAAAAATAGATAAAGATAATCCATTTAATAAATTTTTAAATAAAGGACGTGGTTCATTACTTGGTGGAGCGGGTCTCTAAATAAATAATTAAAATGATAAGTAGATATTCAAATAACGAAACTAAAAAGACTGTTGATGGGAGAACTGTATATAAACCAAAAATATATCCAAACATACCATTGAGAGATGATGATTTGTATGTTGCTACTGAAACCGGTGATAGGTTGGATACATTAGCATACGATTATTATAGAGATTCTACATTAGGTTGGATAATAGCATCGGCTAATAACATACATAATGCGGTATTTGGATTTGAAGATGGTACAATATTAAGGATACCATTAAATTATATAGAAATAGTATCAAATCAAACTAAAATAAATTAAAAAGTTATGTCAGGATTTCCTAATTTTTCAAATGTTGCTCCATACGCTAGAGCGGAATTGGATAGAAGAATTGCAAACCCAATTGAAACTATTAGTGGTTTAAACGCTTGGGTTAGAATTGCTTCTGGTGTTGATTCTGGATTAATACTATATTCAAATCCTAATTTTACAATATTTGAAGCTGCTGGAGATAGGTCTATTGGTACTATATATGGTAATCAATCATCAAGTGGAACTATTGGAGTAACATGGGATGGTAGACCTTATATAGATTATAATGATTTAGCATTTAGACCAAAGCCAAATGTAACCTCAATAGAAATAGATGAGGGAGCTGGTAATCTTTCTAGAAAAGCAAAATTTACAATAACTGCATACACACCGGGTCAATTAAATGAATTATGTAAATTTTTTTTAGAGCCTGGATTTACTATATTTTTAGAATGGGGGTGGAATGAAAGAAGAGCAATGAATGGGTTTGAGGCAATAAGTGTTCCTTATGTTGCAAAAAATCAATCTTTTAAAAATGTAAATCAACGAAGAGAGGAAACTGGTGGTTTATATGATAATTATTTGGGATTTATAACAGGCGGTAGTATAGCTATAAGTGGACAATTTTGGGAAATAAGTGTAGAATGTACTGGATTTACGGAATTACCTGCATACTTTTTAGCCGCAGATAATACAAAACCAGACCAAACACCAGAAGAGTTAGAAGAAGCAGCAAATGAGTTTGACCCTGCTGAAATATCAGCTCAAACAGATTTAGGTTTAAAACGTTTTATGATGATGTATAATCAACTACCATCAAATAGAAGAACGGATGCTGTATATGGTTTAATAAAAGATACGAAGGAAGTTGCACATGTAGTCAATTTTATAAATTTTGATGAATCGGTTAGAGAAGAAATGAACAATCAAACGGATGGTTGGGCATGGGGAATATTTGAAAATTCGGCAACAGTTGGTAGTGAATCTGTAAGTTTTCCATCTGGTACTGAAATAATTGGACCTGATAAATTTATTAGATTTGGTACATTAATGAAAATAATAAATGCAATAGGTATAGACCACTATGTTATTGGAGGAAAGAAAGTAAAAATGCAAGTGAATACCGAACGAACTGTTGTAAGTGCATTTCCTAAAATATTTAGTTGTAATAAATCAAAATTATTCATTCCAAATCCAAAAACACCAAAATTTGATTTATTGGCAGCTATAAAATCCAAAACGCCACAAAAAAAATATAAAGAAATTTTAAATAATAGTGTTGTTGGGACAAGTGGTGGAAAGGCATTGGATATACATTTCCCATCAAAAGGTGCTATAACTGATAATCAAACATATAAAGGTATTCTATCATATAAAGATTCTACAATTGAATCACTTAATGTTCCTGGTGAACATTGGGGATTTTTAGATGATTTGTATGTTAATTTTGATTTTGTAAAAGGTATATTAGAAACAAAAAATTTTTATGTTAAAGATGCTTTATATCAAATCTTAAATGGAATGGCATCTGCGGCCGGTGGAATTTGGGATTATCAAATAATAGAGACAACAGACCCCAAAAATCCAGAAGTAACAGAATTAGTTGTAGTAGATTTAAATTTAAAAAATAATGCAGTTCCCGAATTGCCAATTGCATTTGATGTATATGGTAATAAATCAATATTTATGGATGCATCTTTGGATTTAAATATATCAGGAGCTAAAATGAATCAAATTATAGGTCAACGATTATCAAATAATGTAAATTCATCACAACCACCTGTTACTGGTAAGCTTTTTGCAAAAAATTTAAAAGATAAAATACTAACTGAAATAAAAAGAGCTGAAGCATCACCATTTCCAAAAAAAACACCATCAACGGTTGCAGGTGATGAAGATGAGGAAAAATTAAAAGAAAAAAACTTACAATTATTTTTAAGTAAAGTTGGTATATTTCCCAAAGTTATGATAACAAAAGATACGGTTTCGGATAATATTTCAGACCAATCATACATAGCATCATTGGATGATTTAGCTTTATTTGAATCAATAAAAGTTGGTTCGGATGAAAAATTAAATAAAACAAGTGTATCAATACTATTTCCAATAAATTTCACATTTACAATACATGGTATTAGTGGAATAAAGCGGGGAGATAAATTTAGAATTAAAGGAATACCTGAACAATATGAAACTGGTGGGTTTTTTCAAGTATTATCTGTAAAACATACAATTACGGATATGACTTGGAAAACTGAAATAAGTGGTGGTTTTAGACAGTTACCTTCAGCATAAAAAACCTAAATAAAATGGATATAACTAGATATAAAAAAATAGTACAATTACCAGATGATTATAATTTAAAAAAAATTAATACACACATTCCTATAATTTCGGAAACTGATTATAAGAGAGGGTACATAACTAGATATTTTGCTCAAAAAACAAATGATACAAATTCTGTCATATATGAAATTAATTTAAATACATATTCTAATTTAAACAATAATTCCTTCTACACAACTATTACATTAGATTGGAGATTAAATGGAACTATTGAACAAATAAAAGAATCAAATTTTAAATCAGTTAAACTAGCCTCACACAAAATGAAGGGAATATTAATATATCTTTTAAACTATTTACAATTTTATAAGTATTAATTTGGAAATTACAAATATTTATCGTATATTTGTAAGAGTTCTTTAAAATATGGGGATGACCGGCTTTTGACAGGTATGAAGACTGGTTGTATTGATGCAAGTAAGGTTAGATGGAAACCTTTGAAGACCTATCAAACAATAAGTGCAGACGTAGAATTATCTACAATGACTTTCGGAGATGCTATGGCATGGATGGAGTCTTTCGATTACGCAGTAGCTGCCTAATCGCTCCCGTATCACTCATGGGATTTAAAAAGAAGTGAACATTTAAGTTTATCCAAACTTAAAATGGATTGGTGGAATCTGCTGAATTAACCATTCGGCCCCAATTCTTTTGGAGTGTTAGTAAGATAAAACACTATCCTAAACTTGTGAACGATTTACATTAGAAACTTATCTGGACGCGGGTTCGAATCCCGCCATCTCCACCACTCCCACTTTTCCATTTGGAATTGTGGGATTTTTTTTGTATCTTTGTAAAATGAAAGTTATAGAATCCATAGAGGAAGTAAATTGGTTGAAAGATAAGCTGGAAACCGAAGTATCTATATGGTATCCACTATGGGTTGATAACTCAAAGCATCCTCTTCACACTAATCTTTCTCTCATACTGGTACGATGTTTGGATGCGTTGTATGTTTTACCAATTCAACACGCAGATGCTCTTACAATCAAAGTATCGGACGTTAAATCGATACTAAATACCAATGGTAAGAAGTGGGTATTCCAAAAGAAAAAAATATTACACTCTCTTTATGTTTCGGTAAATCTATATGATGTAGATTCGGAATACTTTGTAAGGACAGGTGAGGTTATTGATTATGAGGCACCTTTAAATCCTTTATTATCAACGCTAACTCATAAAGGGTATAGAGATGACTTAATTCAATCCATTCCTTTAATGAAGATTGTGGAAGTAATAGAACCACAATTCATTAAATACTATTCCAATAATTCAGATTCTAACACATATCGATGGTATAACCAAACATTCATACCCACACTTTCAGAAATGGAGGGATATGGGATTCGGGTCGATAGGAAAAAATTTACTGATAGATGGAATCAAGCTATTAGACATTTGACAGATGATAGTAAAGTGTTTACGGAATACAATCCATTTACGGTAACGGGTAGACCCTCCAATAGACATGGTGGTGTGAACTATGCCGCTCTCAATAAATCGGATGGTAGTAGGGAGTGTTTCGTTTCCGATGGGATATTCCTACAAATGGATTATAACGCATATCACCCCCGTCTTATTGGTAAGTTGATAGGATTCCAAATGCCGGATGGGAATGTTCATGAGTGGTTAGCCGAACAATATGGATGTGATGTGAATGAGGGTAAGGGTATTACATTCCAATTACTATATGGTGGAATCGATGATACATTCCGTCAAATCCCATACCTAAACGCAGTAGCTGATTACATAGATGGATTATGGATTGAAACACAACAAAACGGATACCTACAAACCAAATATCGTAGAATACCCCTAAGTTGGATAGAGGGTTCAAATCCACAAAAGGTGTTTAACTATCTTCTACAAGCCTTAGAGACTGAAATGAACATTGATAAGATGAGAAAGATATTAGATTACATTAGAAATAGTGGAATCGGATTTAGTTTATATACTTATGACTCGTTTCTATTTGATGTTCCTACGAATGTGGATAAGAATAAGATTAAAGATTTGAAGGAAATCATTGAAGAGGGTGGGTTTCCAATCAAAGCAAGTTGGGGTTTGGATTATGGAAAAGTGTAGAAAACCATATTTATAGTATATACAAAACAATACTATAACATATGAAAAAATTAGGTTTATCTCTATTGTTCTTTTTTACATTAATTGTTGTAAGAGCACAAGACATCGTAGTAATCAAACACACAAACTACACAACACACTTCAGTAAATCAAAAAGATACCCAGTATTAGTGGAATGGGAAACAACAAAAGCAATGGTAGGTTGTCCAACACCCCTAAAAAGAAAAGATAACTTTAAACCTGACCCACAATTGGTAGATGAAACTAATATTGCATTTTATTACCTAAAAAGTGGATACGATAGAGGACATGTAATGCCGGCAGCTGATAATCTTTGTCAAACACAAGCGGTGCAGGATGAATGTTTCTATTTTAGTAATATGGTAGCACAAACGCATAGATTAAACGCTGGGGATTGGAAATCTTTAGAAACTGCAACCCGAAATTGGGCAATGATTAGTTCAAAAGTAAGAGTGTGGAGTGGTTCAGTTGGTGAAGCAAAGAAAATAGGGTTAGTATCAGTTCCTACACAATGCTGGAAAGTAGTTCAGGTAGCAGGAAAATGGCACGCATATCTATTCAACAATGATTTATCACCGGCCGATGGATTCCAAAATAACGAAGTACCGATTACACAAATAGAAAAATTGACCGGATTTAAATTTAAATAAATATAGGTTATTTAAACCGCAGCATACCAACAACAAAATGTTTGATTAGAAATGAGTTTCTTTTCAATTAATACTTATATATATGAATTTGGATGATATAAAATTTGGTAATCCACCCAAAGAGCAAGATGATAAGGTAAAAGCTGATAGAGCTGGTATCTTACAGGATTGTATTAATAAGGGTATAGTAAAGGATATATTAGAAAATCATCCATTTCCAACCAATTCATCAGATGAAACCAAAAAGGAATTAGAATATTTGGTTGAAATTACAAAAAAAGCTGATGCTGATGACTTTAAATTTTGTAAATTATTAGAGCATAATCATCACGATTTTTTAGCATTAGCTGGTAGAAAATTGGGATTAAATGTCACTACCGAACAGGTAAAGAATTGGTGTTTTGATATAGACCCGGTATTGTTTTATCTTAAAGATAAATTCAACCGCCCAAGACCATATCAATTGGCAAGAGAATTGGGATTGGAATTGTATGCAATAGTAACAACCGATGCAAATTCGGCATCATACCCATCAGGACATTCATTAGATTTTTTAGTAACATTATATCACTTTGGAAAAATAAAACCTGAAGCGGCAGAAGAAATAGATAAATTTTATCACAAAATAAAAAGAGTAAGAGAATTAAGTGGTGTACATTTTCCATCGGATAGGAAGATATCAGAATACTTATTCAAACAATTGGTTAAGCATAACCTAATAAAATAGAAAAATAATGTCTTTAATTAACAATATATTAGAAGAGTGGGCTTATAGAGTGGATAATGGTATGCCAAATCCAAAGAACTCAAAACATTTAACCGAACTATCTTTAGTATTAACCGAAATGGGGTTGGGTGAAATAAAACACGAACTATTAAAAAATTTAATGGAAGCGGATGATACATTTACCGCAACCAAAAAAGATACAGGTAAAACTTCCGTATTTAAATCAAAGGAAGCAAGAGATGCGGCTGTAAAAGATGGAACTCACACAATGAAAGCCGATGATGAAGATAAACCTAAAAAAGTAGCAGGTTCGGATTTGTTTGGTGGTGATTACCAATCACAAAGAGGTGGTGAGAAGCAAACACCAGAACCAAAAGTAGAACCTCAATCAAAAGAGCAACCCAAATCAAAAGAAGAAGCTACAAATGTTGATAGAAGTGGATTTGATACCAAAAATAAAAATTATAAAGATGCACCTAATGGACCTACTCAACAAGAAATTGTTAATGACTTAAATGAAGGTAATTTTGATACAATAACTAAATACCAAAATGAGGTTGAATTAAATAGAGAAAAAGGTATAGCTGGGGCTGGTGGTCCTGTGGCTAGTGAGGGTGAATCTAAATTCTGTCAGGCAATTAATAATTTGGATACATTTAAATCCGAAAATTCTGAAAAGGTACAAAAAAAATTAGAAGAATTACGTGGTAGAAACCCAAATGCCGAAGAAAAAAGATTTGCTAATTCATTAGGATTGGAATCAAATAGTGAAGAATTTTTAACAATATTGGCTGAAAGAGAAGTATTTGCGGAAGTTAATTTAAAGAAAGCTGAATTGGATTTAGATGGTGTATTTTATAAACCAGGAAAAACAGGATTTGATAAAAAAGATAAGTCGTATGTTGAATGGATGCGAGCTGCATATGCTGGGGGATTATCTACCATCAATATATTGAATCAATCCAAATTAGATACTTCACAACCATATAAAATTGTACAATCAACCACAGAGTTAAATGATGCAGTTCAAGCTCACTTAGAAGATATGGTTGTAAAATCGGAAGGTGATAATAAATCTTATTATGAACATCAATTAAAATTGTTTAAAAAGTTTAAAACTTATCATGATACATTTGCAATAGGAAAAGATAAAAATGAAAGAACTACAATAGTTAGCATTTCAAACAAAAAAGATTCCGAAATTAGAGACCCGCAAAATAATACAACTCCAGCACAAAGATTAAGATTAATGCAAATTAAGTTTGGAAGTGATGTATCGGAAGGCGTTTCTACAACAATTGAAGAAGGTATTCAAAAAGTTTCCAATGCAGCTGCAGCTACAGTAAAAAGTCAAGCTAAAATAAAAATTGATGATTCGGTAGTTGCTGCATGTGAATCTAAAAAAATGAAAAGTTATATGGATACCTTAAATGGTATTGCTACCGATGGTAAACATAAATTTTCAAAATACATTCAATCTAAAGGTAACGATTGGGAAAACTTATCCACTAAAGAAAAATTAGAATTAATGAACGAATACTCTAATAGTAGGTTATATGATGGAGATGGAAACTCACGTATTATAGAAAAAGATGAGGGAACTTTTTATAAAGAAGATGATGGTAAAGAAACTGGACCTATCAAAAACTTAGGTCAAATAGGATTACCATATGAACCTTTTGGAAAAATCGCAATTAAATTGGGAGAGTTTGGTGTGAACGAAGAAACTGTGGCTATAAAGCAGACTGAAAAAGATATTGTAACGGCTGTTCATACTGAAGTAACTGAAAAATTATTTGAAGATGATGAACCTGATGGGTATCATCCGAATAGAAGACCTAATGCGGATAATGGAAAACATGCACAAGCTTATATTTCTGGTGTAATGGATGCAATGCATTTGGAAACTTACATAGATTTGAATGATGAAGATGATGATGCAATATTAATACAAATGGGTTTTAATGGTATAAAGCCATCTATGATTAGAAGTTGTATGGCTGAACAAAGTGGATATACTGGGGATTTAAGTACACCAAAAGGTAAGCGTGAACTTAAAGAACATCTTTTGAAAAAATCAAGAATAACACCTGGTGGTGAAAAGGTAAGTGTGATGAATGAGGGTAAAGAAGTTGAATTATTTAATGACCAGTGGAGAACCGCAGGTACTACTCAAAAAGTAGCAAGTTATTTTGGTAAAGACATCAGAGATTGTTTGCAGAGTAAAGCTAAAAAATAACTCCAAAACTATGTTTCATTTGTAATTTAATATTTATTTATGAATAAGAATTACAAAGAAGGATAGATGAAGACACAGTTACTTTGCACGTTTACAACAAAAGAAGAGTTACAAAACACTCTACAACAAATTAGAGAAATATATCATATAGTTTACAACTATATTTATATTCTACAAAACAAATCCAATTTAGAGGAATTGTTTATTACATACAACATAGATACAGCTTTTCAACCGGCAACTCCGTTAGAAAACACTATATTAATACATAGAAAAAAGGAATCTAATACCTTATACACAATTAATGCTCTTAACGAATTAGTTAAAGAGGAGAATGGTGGGGTATTGAACTCCAATTTTGTAATTGATTGGCCTAAGTTTAAGAATTCAATCATATTAACAAACGCAACCGGAACTAAAAAGATACAAACTCGTGTTTTTGAGGTAATATCATTTGGTGAGGAAAAAGAAGAAGTTACAACCACTAATTAAACAATATTTAAGAAATGTTATTAAAAAGAGGCGATAATAACGAAGATGTTAAGAAGTTACAAGCCAAATTGGGTTTAGAACCAATTGGTAACTTCGGTCCTAAAACGGAAGATGCTGTAAAAGCATGGCAAGCAAAGAATGGTTTAACTGCCGATGGTATTGTTGGACCTAATACTTGGAACAAAATTATGGGAGTTACCCAAATTCCAAAACCAGTAGCACAACCAACCGCTACTGTACCTGCACCACAACCTGTTTCATCTACACCGGTGGTAAGTGTAGCTGGATTGAATTTGGCAAAATTAAAAGGTCATATTCCTGATAATGTAATTGCAATGATTCCTGATACTGCTGCAAAGTTCGGTATCAATACACCGTTAAGATTAGCACACTTCTTAGCACAATGTGGACACGAAAGTGGAGGATTCCGTGCAACGCAAGAAAACCTAAACTATTCTGCAAAAGGTTTGATGGGTATATTCAAAAAGTACTTCCCAACTTCAGCATTAGCAGCAGCTTACGAAAGAAAGCCGGAAAAGATTGCAAATAGAGTATATGGTGGTAGAATGGGTAACGGACCTGAAAGTAGTGGAGAGGGATACAAATTCAGAGGAAGAGGATATATCCAATTGACTGGAAAAGAAAATTATACTGCATTTGGTAAATCAATTGGTGAAGATATGACAGTTAATCAGGATAAAGTAGCTGGTCCATATGCATTATTATCAGCAGCTTGGTTTTTTTCTAAAAATGGATTACATAAGATGGCAGATGAAGGAAGTTCGGATGCAGTTGTAACAAAGATTACTAAAAGAGTAAACGGAGGTACAATTGGTTTGGCAGACAGAATCAAACACTTCAAAGAATACTATCACTTATTAGCATAAAAAAAGGGAGGATTTATTCCTCCTTTTTTATTTCACAATATTTATAGTATATAATAAATATATTTTCAATGATTAGATTATCAAAGTTAGTAACGGAGGCAGATGATAAAAATTTTAGTAATCCTGCGTTAAATAAAAAGATAAAATACAAAAACTCCAAAGGTGAAGATACCGAAGGTATTGTTGGTAATTTGTTAAGATTACCCAAAGATAGTGCAGGTAGAATTGCTGCTGAAAAAACACTTCCAAAGGATGGGACACCAGAAAGAAAAGCAATAAACAAATCATTGGGTAGTGAAAAAGATGGAAAATCAGTACCATCAATTAATAATACTAAAAAAGGTGGTGATGAAAAAACACCGCAATCTGAAAAACCATCCTCAAACGAACCATCACCACAAGTAAAAGCTCAATTATTTACAGCAGACCCTGCTATGGCAGCTAGAATGGATACAGAAAAAGAAACACAAGCTAAAATAGCAGCTCATTCATCAGGTAGTGATGATGAAGCTGGTTTAAGAAAAAATGTAAAAACCGCAGTAACAAAACCAAAAGTGTATGTTAGAGCAATTAAAGATGGTATCAAAGATTGGGCAGAAGAAGAAAAGGCATTTTTTAAAGAAAAATTACATAAAGGAGATTCTCCAGAAAGAAGAAGTTGGGGTAAGGCATTAAAAGATAAAGCAGTCGGTGCTTACCATGCTCTTAAAAAAGGGTTTAAACACGAAGTTCATACATTTAAAGATGCTGCAACAGGAATTGCAATGTGGAAAGATGGTATTGATATGACCGAACCACAAAAGAAAGCAGTAAAAAGTGTTGCTAAAAAGTTTGCATTAGGGGTTGTACTTGGTGTTGTGACAGGTGGATTGGGAGCTGGTGCTGGTGCATTTGCCGCAAAGTGTGTTAGTGGATTCATTCCGCATGTTGTTGAAGAAACTATTATAGCTGGGGTTGGTAAGGCAGCATTATTTGCTGGTGATACTGATAGTGATGAAGAAAAGGCAATGGAGCAATTTCTTTCAGTAATAGCCGATAATATAGAAAAAATGGATATACCCAATGAAATAATAGCAAAAGCAGTTGAAGAATATAATGCAGAAAAGAAAGGTGATACTATAACACAAAACGAAGCTAGGTTGGCAGTTAATCAACTCCAACAATTAGTAAAAGAATCAATCATACGATAAACAAAAGGGAGAACGAAAGTTTTCCCTTTTTTGTTTGGATTTGTAACAAATTATTAGTATCTTTGTTACAATTATATGAAAAATATCTGCATAAAAAAAAGTTTAAAAAAACATTTGGTATTATCAAATATTCTTCGTATCTTTGTAAGAACGTTATATTTATATAGGACGTCGGTGTAGGACAGACACCAAAATAAAACCATAAATCATAAACTCTTAAAACTCAAAAAAATGGCTATTAATTTAGATGCTATCAGAGGCAGACTGAACAAACTGCAATCAACCACATCGAAGAAAGTAGAATTGTGGAAACCAGCACCGGGCAAACATCAAATCCGATTAGTCCCATATAAGTTCAACGAAGAAAATCCTTTTATCGAACTTTATTTTCATTACAACATTAACAACAAATCTTATTTATCTCCAATGTCATTTGGCAGACCTGACCCAATTGTTGAGTTCGCTGACAAATTAAAGCGTATGGGTGATAAGGAAGATTGGAAAGCAGCGAAAAAGATGGAGCCGAAACTTCGTACATTCGTACCTGTATTGGTAAGAGGTGAAGAAGGAGAAGGTGTTCGTTTTTGGGGATTTGGTAAGACTGTTTACCAAGAAATCTTAGGATATATGGCTGACCCAGACTACGGCGATATTACTGACCCAACAACTGGTAGAGATATCACTGTTGAGATTGTATCGGCTGAAGATAGTGGTACATCATACCCTGTTACAACAATCAGAGTAAAACCAAAAGAAACACCATTGGTAGAATCAGCGGAGGAAACTAAGAAATTCCTTACAAGCCAAATGGAAATCACAGACCTTTATCAAGAATTAACTTATTCAGAGTTGAAAAGTGTGTTAGAGGGATGGTTAAACCCATCTGCAACCGGTGATGATGAATTAGAAACATCAGTATCGGCTCAAACATTATCTTCAACGGCATCACCTGCGGAATCGGTAATTCCAACACCAACACCGAAAGTGGAGGCAGTAACGGAAGCACCAGCACCAACTAAGAAATTAGATGATGTAACATCTGCATTTGATGACCTTTTCAACAACTAAAATAAGTTATTATGGCAAAAAAGGAAATTGAGTTAGCAGATATACTTGCTGAAACTCTAAACAAACAATCTAAAGACCAGAAAGTGGCATTCTTTTTGGATTCGGATGAAGCACCTACAAATGTAGAAGGTTGGGTATCAACTGGAGCATCATTGTTGGATGTGGCTATCTCAAATCGCCCTTATGGTGGATTGCCTGTTGGTAGAATTACCGAAGTTACTGGGTTGGAGCAGAGTGGTAAATCGCTCTTATCCGCCCACCTTCTTGCCGAAACGCAAAAGTTAGGTGGATTGGCAGTATTAATTGATACTGAAAATGCAGTAAGTGCGGAGTTCTTAAACGCAATTGGAGTAGATGTATCTAAAATGCTTTATGTAGCAGCTGAAACTGTGGAAGAGTGTTTTGAGTACACCGAAACGATTATCGAAAAAGTGAGAGTTGCATCAAAGGATAAGTATGTAACTATCGTAGTGGATTCAGTAGCAGCAGCATCAACTAAAAAGGAGATGGATGCTGATTACGATAAAGACGGATACGCTACCGATAAGGCAATCATTATCTCAAAAGCAATGCGTAAAATCACTAACTTAATTGGTAGACAGAAAATCACTTTGGTTTTTACAAATCAATTAAGACAGAAGATGAACGCTATGCCATTCTCTGACCCGTGGACAACTTCTGGTGGTAAAGCAATCGCTTTTCATGCTTCGGTTCGTTTACGATTGAAGGGTATGGGTACAATTAAAGCAAAAGACAAGAATGGAAATGACCAAATTGTGGGAATTAAAGTTCGTTGTCAGGTTGTAAAGAATCGTATGGGCCCACCATTACGAACGGCGGATTTTGATATCTTCTTTGATAGAGGTATTGATAACTACGGAGCTTGGTTGGGTAGTATGAAAGACAATAGCTTACTTAAACAATCTGGTGCTTGGTACACTTATGTGGATACCGATACCGGTGAGGAAATTAAGTTCCAATCAAAGGATTTTCCTGAATTGTTGGAAACTAATCAATCAGTTAAAGACCAAATTTACAAGCGTATTTGTGAGGCAACCATCTTACAATACAAAAAAGGTAGTACAATCGATTCAGATGAACTATTTGTAGATTCGGAAGTTATTGGAGATTAATTAACTAATATGTTACAAACAAAATGAAAGAACTTTACAAAAAATTACTCAATGAAGTAGAAACGGAACACGACTCAAACTCTCAAAGAGTGAGAAATAGTAGAGTTCTTATCATTGATGGACTAAATACCTTCATCCGTAGTTGGACAACCAATCCTACAATGAATGAGGATGGTGACCATACGGGTGGAGTTATTGGTTCATTGAAATCAATAGGGTTTGGCATTCGCCAATTTAACCCTACAAGAGTTATCCTTACTTTTGATGGTAAGGGTGGTTCTAATGGTAGAAAAAAGATTTATGAGGGGTATAAATCTGAAAGAGGTAAGAATCGTTTCAGAGTTAATAGACAATACCCCGAAATGATGACCCAAGAAGATGAGCAGGTATCTATGAAACGCCAATTCGTTTGGTTAGTGGATATATTAGATAGTTTGCCTGTTACAACAATGGTGTATGATGGTATCGAAGCAGATGATGTTATCGGACACATCACTACACAACTATTGGGTGAGGATGAAGAGTGTGTAATCGTATCTACTGATAAGGATTTCCTACAATTGGTAAATGATAAGGTCACAATCTATTCTCCAACTAAAAAGAAAAAATATGATAGGAAAGCGGTATTTGAAGAGTATGGCTTATATCCACAAAATCTACTTCTATTCAGAACGTTGGATGGGGATAATTCGGATAATATTCCGGGTGTAAAGGGGTGTGGATTAAAGACAGTACTAAAAAGATTCCCAGAGTTAAGTGAAGATAGAAAGATAGAATTTGATGAGTTTTTTGATATTGCGGAAACTAAAATCAAAGAATCTAAATTATATTCTGATATTGTAGCTAATAAAGATGTTATTTTAAGAAATCAACAATTAATGCAATTAACCGAACCTATAATTTCCACTAACGAAAAGATGAAAATTTTAGATAGGTTTAGAGAACCAAATAAGAAGTTTGAAAAGATGGAGTTCTTTAAGGTAGGCGCTAAATACAAAATCCTACAAAATTGGAGTGATATTAACGATTGGTTAAAATCAACATTTTCAAACATTATAGTTAAATAAAAATAAATGGCAGAAGCATTAGATACATTATCTAAATACGGTCAATCGTTTCAATCAAAAGTAATATCTGTATTATTGACGGATGCTAAACTTTTGGATTCGTTAAGTGATATTATACATAAGAAGTTTTTTGAATCGGAAGCTAATAAATGGATAGTTGAAACAATTAAAGATTATTTTGATGAGTTTAAGAAAGAACCTACATTGGATGTATTCAAATCAGAAATATCCAAAGTAGATAATCCATCTTTACAAAAAACCATAATCGAGCAACTTAAAGTAGTTTATACCCAAGTTGGACAAGATGATACGGATTATGTAAAGAAGGAGTTCTCATCATTTTGTATCAATCAGAATCTAAAAGAGGTAATTATACAATCGGTAGATTTACTCAAAGCGGGTAATTACGATAGGATTAAGGATTTAGTAGATAAGGCAATGAAAGTTGGTATTGAAACCGATTTGGGACATGATTATCTATTGGATTACATAGCTCGTATTGAGGATGAGAAAAGAGATACCATTGCTACTCCGTGGGAGGTTATTACCGAATTAATGAACGGAGGTTTAGGACCGGGTGAGTTAGGGGTTGTAGTGGCACCTTCTGGGGTTGGTAAGACTTGGGTTCTTGCAGCAATCGGAGCGGCTGCAGTTAAAGCAGGTAAGAGTGTTGTTCACTACTCATTGGAACTATCCGAAAACTATGTAGGTGAGAGATACGATACAATCTTTACTAGTATCCCATCTGCGGATTTGGTTGATAATAGAGATTTAGTACATAGAAAAATAAAATCATTAGCAGGTAAGTTATTGATTAAGTATTTCCCACCAAAGGGTGTATCATCCAAAAAGATTGAAGCTCACATTGAAAAGATGACAGCAGCTGGTAATAAACCTGATTTAATCATTGTAGATTATGCCGATTTACTACTATCACACTCAAATAAGAATGATAGTACATATGGGGAGCAAGGTGGTGTGTACATTGAATTGAGAGGAATGGGTGGTGAGTTAGGTATTCCAATTTGGACAGCATCACAAACAAATAGAAGTGGTATAGATTCAGAGGTTATTGAAGCTGATAAGATTGCAGATTCATACGCTAAAGTAATGAATGCAGATTTTATTATGAGTGTTAGTAGAAAATCAAAAGATAAACTAAACAATACTGCTAGGGTTCACGTTATGAAAAATCGTTTTGGCATGGATGGTATCACATTCCCAACTAAAATGGATACTAATAAAGGAATAATTGAAGTATTTGATGCAAATTCAGCAGATGGGATATTAGCACGGAAAGAAAGTAATAGTGGAGCTGAAGAAGAAAGGCAATTATTACACAAAAAATATATGGATACTATGCCGTTGGGTGGGGCAGTAAAGCCGGTATCTGGACTAGGATAAGATATATAAAAATATAAAAATAAAAAGTTAAAAAAACATGCAATTTTTTGTATGAGAAGTTAAGATTGGTTGTATTTATTAAAACCTAAAGCATACAAAAAGATAATTACATATGAGCAATTTATTTACAGAAAGAATAGCGTACAAACCATTTGAATATCCAGACTATTACACCGAAGGGTGGTTGAAGCAAATGCAGGCATTTTGGTTACATACCGAAATCCCAATGCAAGGAGATGTTAAAGACTGGAATGAAAATTTAACAAAAGAAGAAAAACATTTAGTAGGAAATATTCTATTGGGTTTTGCCCAAACTGAATGTGCGGTTTCCGATTATTGGACGGGGATGGTAACTAAATGGTTTCCAAAACACGAAATTAAACAAATGGCAATGGCGTTTGGTTCGCAAGAAACAATACATTCGGTTGCATATTCGTATTTGAATGAAACTTTAGGATTGGATGATTTTGCAGGTTTTATGCACGATGATGTTATGAAGGAGAGATTTGAATTATTAACAAATACAACCGCAGATTGGACTCCTACTGATTTACAAACAAATCACAAAGCTAGAGTTGAGGTTGCTCGTTCACTTGCTATTTTTTCGGCATTTGCTGAAGGTGTAGCACTATACTCATCATTTGCAGTTCTATATTCATTCCAAATGAGAAACCTATTAAAAGGAATTGGACAACAAATGAAGTGGAGTGTTAGAGATGAATCCCTACATTCAAAGATGGGTTGTCAATTATTCAGACATATGTGTGATGAGTTTCCTGAATTGTTAGAAGAAGCAAAATCAGCTATCTATGAAGCAGCATTAATCATTAGAGATTTGGAGCACAAATTTATTGATAGAATATTTGAAAAAGGTGATTTGGAAAATCTAAAAGCAGATGACTTAAAAGAATTTATTACAAAAAGAGTTAATGAAAAATTAGGAGAGTTGGGATATAACCCAATACCTGGCGGTGATGATTACTTTGAATACAACGAAGAATCAGCATCTCAATTAGATTGGTTCTATCACTTAACTGGTGGAGTAACTCATACCGACTTCTTTGCAATGAGACCTACTGATTACAGTAAAGCAAACGAAGGTGAAGATTGGTCTGATATATTTTAATTAAAATTTTATGAAGCATTACGGAGAAGAATTCGGTTGGGAAATCGATGTTGATTACCCATCGTGGGGAAATACGGAAATATACGTTAAAACAATCTCAAAAGGTTATCTATTAGATGGTGAAAAACCAAAAGATGCCTATTGGAGAGTTGCAACGGCAGTAGCTAGAAGATTGGGTAAACCACAACTTGCTACAAAGTTCTTTGATTACATTTGGAAAGGATGGTTATGTTTAGCAACACCGGTATTATCAAATACAGGTACTGATAGAGGATTACCAATCTCTTGTTTTGGAATCGATGTTGGTGATAGTATCTATGAGATTGGATATAAGAATTTGGAGTTGATGTTATTGGCAAAGCATGGTGGTGGTGTAGGTATTGGTATTAATCAAATCAGACCAGCAGGTGCAAAGATTACTGGTAATGGAACATCCGATGGTGTAGTTCCATTTTGTAAGATTTACGATTCAACTATATTAGCAACAAATCAGGGTTCAGTTCGTAGAGGAGCAGCTTCGGTGAATATGAACATTGAACACAAAGATTTTGAAGATTGGTTGGAGATTAGAGAACCAAAGGGTGATGTAAACCGACAATCATTAAACATGCACCAATGTGCGGTAGTGGGTGATAAGTTTATGAGAAAGTTGCAAGAGGGGGAATCTGAAGCAAGAAGAAAGTGGGGTAAACTATTACAAAAGAGAAAAGCAACTGGAGAACCTTATATTATGTTTAAAGGTAATGTGAACAAACAAAATCCAGAAGCATATAAGAAGAACGGATTAAAAGTGTTTATGACTAACATTTGTTCGGAGATTGTTCTACATACTGATGAATCTCACTCATTTGTATGTTGCCTTTCATCACTAAACTTAGCCAAATACGATGAGTGGAAAGATACTGATTTAGTGTACACGTCTACGATGTTTTTAGATGGTGTTTTAGAGGAGTTTATTCAAAGAGCTAAGGGATTGGTTGGATTTGAGAATTCAGTTCGTTCAGCGGCAAAAGGAAGAGCATTGGGATTGGGAGTTTTAGGATGGCATACATACCTACAACAAAAAGGTGTTCCATTTGAAGGATTGCAGGCACAATTTGAAACTCGTAAAATATTCTCTCAAATTAAGATTGAATCGGAAAGAGCAAGTAGAGATATGGCAGCTGAATTGGGAGAACCCCTATGGTGTAGAGATACAGGTTTCAGAAATACTCACCTAAGAGCAGTAGCACCAACGGTATCAAACTCTAAATTGAGTGGTAACGTGAGTAGTGGTATTGAACCTTGGGCAGCTAACGTATTTACGGAGCAAACTTCTAAAGGTACGTTTATCCGTAAGAATCCTGAATTGGAAAGAGTTTTGAAAAAGATTGGAAAAAATACAAAAGAAACTTGGGATAGAATATTAGAAGATGGTGGTTCGGTGCAAGATTTAGCATTTTTAGATGAGTGGTGTTTCTTGGATAGTAAGTTAGTACAATGTAACGAAGTGACTACGGAAGAGCATCAGAATAAATGTAATTCAGTTAAGGATGTATTCCGTACATTCAAAGAGATTAACCAATTAGATTTGGTAAAGCAGGCAGGTATAAGACAACAATACATTGACCAGGCGGTATCTCTAAACTTAGCATTTCCATCAATCGCTGACCCGAAATGGATTAATCAAGTAACTATGGAAGCTTGGAAGCAGGGAGTAAAAACCCTATATTATATGAGAACCGAATCAGTATTAAGAGGTGATATTGCAGCAAGAGCAACTGACCCGGACTGTGTAAGTTGTGAGGGATAAACAAATAAACAAATAAAAATATGTTAGAAGTTAAGAAATTTTCGGCAAGTTGGTGCGGCCCATGCAAAACATTGGCACCAACATTTAATGAGGTAAAAAATTCATTTAGTGGAGTATCCTTCAACGAATACGATATTGATGATAGTTCAGATGTTGCATCTCAATTTGGAATCCGTTCAGTACCAACTGTATTATTAGTTAAAGATGGTAAGGAAGTAAAAAGAATTGTGGGAGCTCAATCTAAAATGGTATATGAAACTGCCATAAATGAAAATTTAGGATAAAAAATTAGGAAAATCCAAATAAAAGTGTTATATTTGTTACATGGGAATATTAAGGGGTCAAACGCACCCATCTGCCAAACTTACGGATGAGCAGGTGTTACAAATTAGAAGACTATGGCAAATGGGTCATAGGAATATTAAAGTGATTGCCCGAAACAATAAGGTATCACCATCAAATGTGTTAAAAATTATCCAACGTAAAACTTGGACTCATCTAAACGAATTTTGGTCTGGTAGTTTATGAAAATAGAAGGTAAACAATATTGCGATATCTCTAAATTTTCAATTAGAGAGATAAACAAAAACATAGCAAAGGATATCATTGTAAATAACCATTATAGTGGGATATGGACGAAGGTATCCTATGCTATTGGTTTGTTTTACATATCCGAAGATGAACATAATTTTTTTAGTGGTGTAAACGAACAATTAGTTGGAGTTGCATGTTATGGTGACCCGGTTGGTAGAAACGCGGGAGCATCAATATCGGAGTTACTCCCAAGAGATGGTGTGTTAGAATTGACCCGATTATTTGTATTTGATGGATATGGTTCTAACATTGAGAGTTGGTTTGTTGGACAATCGTTTGAATGGTTACGAAAGAATGTACCTAGAATCAAAGCACTAATATCATATTCAGACCCAAATGCTGGACATTTAGGAACGGTATATCAAGCTACCAATTGGATTTATCAGGGTAACAAAATCAGATGGAGTGATAGTTGGAGTTTCAAATGGAACGAAGATGATGAGTGGCATCATAGTAGAACATCTTATGTGAAATACGGAACAAATGACCCAAAGATAATTCAGACAATGGTAACATCTCCATTTTGGATTAAGAGAGAACCCCGTAAGCATAGATATGTGTATATTCTAACCAAAGATAAGAAAGAAAGAAAAGCATTTATAAATTCACTTAAACATGAAGTGTTTCCATATCCCAAAGTGGAGTTGGATATCATTGATGAGGTTCACAAAATGGACCCAATAAATTTGGAAATATCAAATTAATTTTGTAACTTTGTACTATGGCTAAAAAACTAATAGAAGTACCAAACGCAACACAATTTGAAAGAGTTTATAAAGATGAGGATTGTACAATGGTTTGGAAGTATGATACCAACAAATTCCAAAATGGACCTGTATCGGTTGAAATCAAATGGACAGCTGAATATCTTAAAGAAAACAAATCACCAAAAAAACCAAAAGCAGAAGGTAAATTAGGTGAGTTACATGATGCGTTCGCTAAGTTGGATGCTAAACGGAAGAAAAAGAAAAAGCCGGTAGCTAAAAAAAAAATGACAATAAAGAAGAAGATGGCTTCTGGTAAAATATGAAAGTAGAAGGAAAAGATTATTGTGATGTTAGTAAGGTGTATGTTCACCCAATAGCTAAAAACATAGCAAAAGATATTATTGTAAAGAAACACTATACGCACGCTTGGACAGCTTGTAGATACGCATTAGGAATTTATTACAAATCCGATGATGCTAATACATTTGATGGAGATAGATTAATAGGTTGTGTAATTTATGGATTCCCAGTGGGAGCAAAAGCATCAACATCAATTTGTGAAGGATTAACCAAAGATAACATTTTAGAACTAACTCGTCTATATTGTGATGATGGTTATGGTTCTAACATCGAATCATTTGCATTAGGACAGACATTCAAATGGTTAAAAGAAAACGATAAAGTAATCAAAGTACTCCTATCATATGCAGACAATGGGCAAGCACATTTAGGTGGTATCTATCAAGCTACAAATTGGATTTATCAAGGTTTATCATCCGATATAGCACTAATGCCAAATTGGGGTATCTCATTAAGTAAAGACCCTTACAAATGGATTCATAGTAGGACAGTATTCTCTCTATGGGGTAGTGGTAATTTAGCACATCTACAAAACGAAATTGGTAAAGAGGGATATAAAGAATTTTGGAGAAGAGAAGAACCACCAAAACATAGGTACGTTCAGATACTTGCGCAAGATAAAAGGGAGAAGAAAGATTTGATGAGTAGATTGAAGCATGAAATCAAGCCATACCCCAAAGATACTGCATCTTATAATACAGAAGTAGTACATCATTTAACAACATACGAAGTACCTGAAGGTACTGAAAATTTTTGGTAAAATATTTGGAAATATCAAAATTATTTATTACCTTTATAAAACACATAAACCCCTTAAAATATGAAATTAATTGATAGGTTAAAAGAGTTTGTAGAGAGTGATAGTAGGCATAAAGTCATTGTAGCAAAACTTTCGGAAATTAGAGAAATTTTCAAACCAAAAGAAGATGTTCCATCGGTTTTTAAAATTGAATTTTATATTTTTAACTCTGTATGGAATCGTATTCCTAATTTTGGTATTTTCTCTGTATTAGAGGATAAATTAAAATACGCACTTAAAATTGGTAGTGGTATTTCTTCTTATAATCAACTTCCAATTTCTTGGATTGAAGACACAGTTTTTAAAATTAGAAACTTTTTAATGAAAGATAGAGGACACATAACCACTTTGGTGTGTTGGTTGTATTCTAAAAAATTCGCAATTACTGCGTTCGAACGAATTGTAGATAAGTTAATAACAGAATATAAAGCAGTGGATGGGTGGAAAACCGATTATTCGGTTTCACATACTGTTTCTATTTTACAAAAGGTTCAATCTTATATTGAAGAATCGAAGAATCAGCAAAAAAGAGCTGGAACAAAAAAATCAGACCAAACACTTTCTATTCAAAACATTTGTGAAAACGTACCATCATTTGGTAAAACACTTAACGATTTTGAAGTAAGTATTGAAGTTCGTAGAGAAAGTATATATGCTCATATGTTGGAGATTTTATCACTTAATAACACTTATAACAAGTGGATTGAGTATCAAAAGGCTTTTCTTTCTTTTGTTGGTAAGGTAATGAGAAAGGATGGTTCTGATAACTATTTTAGAGATGTTCTTAATATTGAATCAATTCGAAATTATATTGATACTTTAAAAACTTTTATTGGTGATTCTAAAATTACTTTGTTCTCATCTGCAATCACCTCTTACAAACGAAAAGTATCTGAATATAGTGAAATCATTCCAATAAGATTTTTAGGATTGCGAAAGTTAATTACCTTTGATAAGAGAGGTTCTTATTATTACTCATCAACCGAAAGTGATATTGAAGACCAACTTATGGCTCTACATTCTTATCAAATATTAGATTCCAATGGCAATGTTATACAAAAAGGTGTTACCGAAGCGGATGCTAAATTTGAGTTATCACTTATGAATCAAATTGCAGATAACTTAAAATGGGATGAATACGAAGAAAAAAGAAAGAAATTATTAGGTTCTCAACCTGATAAATTAAACACCAAAAATTTAGAAGATGCTTCATTGGGTAAAGAAGATTTTGCAATGGCTTGTGTGGATGCTGTTATGGAATTAAGAGAATCTTTACCTCATATGGGTGATAGAAAATCGGAAAAACAAATTAATTTATTGGTTACTGATTTTGTTAATGAATTGATTGCACAAATGGAAGAGGTAGTTGATGATGAAACTCTTTTTAATAGTGGGGCTACGATGGAAAACCGATTCCAAAAGTTGATTTTGCCAACCTACATTAAACTTAAAAATTCATACAAATCACAATCACCAACAGATAACAAACAAAGTATTTACGAAACGTTACTTAATGAACTTAAACAATTCTTAAATGGACAAACTAAATTCAAAGTGATGAAGTTTACAAACGAATCTTACAAAAATCCTGAAATTTCTACTATTGATTTTGGAATTAATAAAAGAGGAAATGCTAATTTGGATTTAGGACAAAGAGTCCAAAGTATGGGATATACAATTTCAAATTGTATTATTCAGCAAAAACACCACAATCGTTCACAACATGATGGTGACCACAATATTTCAAATGTTGATTATTGGAAATGGTATTCTAAAACAAATTTAGAAATTGTAACTAAAAACCAACAATATTTCATTGATAATTTTGAATTTGAAGTATTAAGTGATGCTAAAAAATTAAACGAAATTTTTAATGGATAAAATGAAAGTATTAGTAATACCAAATTACACAAACTTTGGCTCTAACAAAGATATAAATAGAGATTCATTTTTGCTGGTATTTAAAGCATTTTTAGATAACACAAAAATAGGTAAGGAATGGGAGTTTGTACTCCCATATCCTGACATGGATAACCATCCTGGTATTATCAATACATTTGAATATCCAAACGTATCACTTCGAAGAATGGATGGGTTAGATTGCTTTCCTCCAAAGATGCGGGTAAACTATCCATATAAGTTTTTTCACCGATTAATTGATAAGGAAAATTTTAATCTAATTTGGTCACATTTACCTGAATGGACTCACGAATATAAAATTACTCGTATTTACAACAAAACTCAACCTATTATCGGATACTGCCATTGGTGGGAAATAAAAGATAATGGTGCTAGAGATGATAACTCTTTTTGGAAAAACGTAAAGGGTATGTTGGATATGAAAGTGTGTGGTGTAAACTCACAATGGGTTAAGGATTTGGTAATCAAAAGAGCATCTGAAGATTTCCAACCACATATTATTGAGAAATTAGATAAGATTATTCAGCCTTGGTATTTGGGTACGGATGAATTTGTAGAACCAAGGGAATACAAACCAAAAACTATCGTGTTTAATCATAGGGAAGGGGTATATACAGGTTCAGAATGGTTCTTCGAAGCTATGGATAATCTATGGAAAGAAAGACAAGATTTTGAAGTATGGACTAGTTTGAAAGATATGAAAAAACCATACACAAAATACATTGGACATGCCGATAGAAATGTTTATATGAATCAACTATCACAAGCTCATTTTGGAGTTGGTTGTTTTCAAACATATTCAGCATGGAGTATGAGTACAACAGATGGATTGAGTAGAGGTGTTCCATATGTACTACCAAACGGATTATGTTACCCTGAAATGGTTGGTAATGATTATCCACTACTATATAATTCCAAAGAGCATTTTAAAGAAGTAATTGTTGGGTTATTAGATGGAACAATTGAAAGACCCGATGTAAGTGCAATATCAAAAGCCCTATTATGGGAGAACTCATTAAAGAGTTGGGATATTGAAAACAATTTTGAAAAAACCGCTAGAATATTTGAAGATTAATTATGTATCAAAACTGCTATTATCAGAGAGAAAAGAATTTAGTGCACATTTGGGATGATAAACAAGGATATAGAAGTTTTCCTTACACTCGTTATGCGTATGAAAAAGCCGAAAGGGGTGATTACACATCGTTATATGGTGATAAACTAACAAAGATATACAAATTTAAGGGAGATGACCCTAATTTGTTTGAATCGGATGTTGCCGAAACTACTAGAGTATTGGTTGATACTTATACGGATTCGGATGTTCCATCGGAAGGGCACGTTATCTTAACATACGATATTGAGTGTGAGATGGAGACGGGATTGCCGGATACTGAAAAAGCTGAAAATGAATTAACCGCAATTGGTTTGCATGATTCAGCAGCTGACCAATACTATGTCCTTATTATGGATAAGAGCGGTAAGATGGTGGAGAAGAAAACCGATACGGCAATTGTAATTCCATTTGTGGATGAGAGGGATATGATACTTAAATACTTAGATTTATATGAGTATATTAATCCCACAATCGTTACAGGTTGGAACATTGATTACTTTGATACACCTTATTTATACAATCGTATTAAGAGGGTGTTGGGTCAAAAACATGCTAATCGATTATCACCTATTGGAGAATGTTTCTGGTCACCATATCGTAAGAGATTCTTTATGGCGGGGGTATCCTATTTGGATTATTTAGGATTGTACAAAAACTTTACATATACGGAGTTGGATAACTATCGTTTGGATAGTATTGCAATGAGAGAGTTGGGTAGAGGTAAGATTGAATACAAAGGTAATTTGGATATCCTATTCAGAGATGATATTGAAAAGTTTATTGAGTATAACTTAGTGGATGTTCAGTTAGTTGTAGATATGGATGCAAAACTACAATTCATTGATACTGCTAGAGGTATCTGCCATGCTGGGCACGTTCCGTATGAGGACTTTGTATATTCATCAAAGTATTTGGAGGGAGCACTATTAACTTACTTAAAGAGAAAGAACATTGTAGCACCTAACAAACCTGCGGATAGACAAGAAAGGATGCAGGCATTGAGAGATAATGACCAAGAGAAATTTATTGGGGCATATGTAAAAGCACCTATCGTTGGTAAGTATGATTGGATATATGACTTGGACTTAACATCACTATATCCATCCATCATTATGACTCTTAACATATCACCTGAAACAAAGGTAGCTAAGATTGATAATTGGGATGCTCAAAAGTATATGAAGGGTGAGATTGATGAATTCTTTATTGGAAACCGAACGATATCAAAAGAAAACTTAAAGAAACTATTAGAAGAAAGTAAGTATTCGGTATCATCTAATGGTGTAATGTATAGAACCGATAAAGCTGGTTGTATTCCTGATATTTTAGATTTGTGGTTCTCTCAACGTGTGGAGTTCCGTAAGTTGGAAAAACAATTTGGTGAAAGTGGTGATAAAGAAAAATATGCATTCTATAAGAAAAGACAGTTAGTACAAAAGATTTTATTGAACTCATTATATGGAGTATTGGGATTACCTGCGTTCCGTTTCTATGATGTTGATAATGCAGAAGCTGTAACAACAACAGGTCAAACTGTAATTAAATCTACGGCTGATATGGCTAATATTAAATACAATAAAGAGTTAGGAACAACCGGACAGGATTTCAACATATACATTGATACGGATTCGGTATTCTTTTCAGCAGTACCTATATTAGACCATAGATATGAGAATTGGAAAGCTGATAATGATACTGAAATTGCATTGAAAGTAGATACAATTGCTGGTGAAACGCAGGATTTCTTAAATAACTTCTATGATGTATTATCGGAAAGAGTATTCAATGTAGATAAAACCAAACATAGATTCCAAATCAAAAAAGAGTTTGTATCTAAATCAGGTATTTGGATTGCTAAGAAACGATATGCACAATGGATTATTGCGGAAAATGGTATTCCATGCGATAGATTGGATGTTAAAGGATTGGATGTGGTTCGTTCATCATATCCTGCACAATTCCGTAAGTTTATGAGTGGTATCCTAATTGATATTCTAAAAGGTGAAACGGAAGATGTACTAACTGATAAGATACATGATTTCAAAAAGGATTTAGTTAATATGGATGTAACTTCAATCGCTAAGAATTCAGCAGTTAAAGAGTTATCTAAATACATACCAAAGAAAAAGGATAATAGAGCAATGTTTCAATTCAATAGTGGAACTCCGGCGCACGTTAAGGCGGCAATTGCACATAACCAACTAATAACTCACTTTAATATCCAAAATACCTGCGAACCAATGAAAGATGGTGATAAGATTAAGTGGGTATATCTAAAGCAAAATCCATATGGTTTGGATGGATTGGGATTTAAGGGATATGAGGATTCAGACCAAATTATGGATTTGGTAAAAACTTACATCGATTATGATAAAATCTTTGAAAGGGAATTACTAAAGAAGTTAGAGGATTTCTATGGAGCATTGGGTTGGGGTGAAGTTCTTTCCTCACAAAAAACAGCTGAAAAGTTTTTCTCTTTTTAGTTGGAATATTCACAAAATATTTGTATCTTTGTGAACGAATATAAAATAAATAAAACAATAAATAACTAATTATGAACAGAAGCAAATTTGATGGTTTCGTTGGTCGTTACAACTTAGGTGGTGAGATTGAATCCGTTATGGTAAAATCCGATGAGAATAACTTATCGGTAAGAATGATTTCAGATGATAAAACTTTATTAGGTGATGTAAGTGTTGCCGAATCGGATTTCCCAAATGGTGAGTTTGGTATTTACACAACATCACAATTAAAAGGTTTGTTATCAGTATTAGATGATGCTATCACTATTGAAGAAGTGACTGGGGCATTAAAGTTTTCCGATAAGAAAACTAAAGTACAATATATGTTAGCTGCACCATCGGTTATCCCTGCGGTACCTGATTTGAAAGCACTTCCTCCATTTGATGCAGAAATCACATTAGATGATGATTTTGTAAATAAGTTTATCAAATCAAAAGGTGTGTTATCGGATGCAGATACATTTACATTTATTCACAAAGGTGGTAAGGGTGAGATTATTTTAGGATATTCTTCAATTAACTCCAACCGAATTTCATTGGATGTAGATTCAACTGCAACTAATGATATCGAACCAATTGCATTTTCTGCAAAGTATTTGAAAGCTATCTTAATGGCTAACAAAGGTTCTAAAACATCTTCATTGAAAATATCTTCAAAAGGATTATCGCACGTATCATTTACGGATGGAGATTATGTATCAAACTATTATCTTGTAGAGATTAAATAATATGGCAAATCAGCACTATACTATACTTGAAGAACCACAAATATTAATTGATGATTATGTGTATGTTTGTGAGGAATGGAATATGAACTTGAAAGAGTTCCTTGTAAAGAATGCTGGTAAAGAACTTTATATCTACGGACCATCAATAGTAACTAATAAAATTGTAGCAATCGTAAAATAATATAATATGAGCTTTTGGGATAGTGAACCGGAAAAACCTGTATTTGACTTTGATAGAGAGAAGGCAAATCTAATAGAAAATATGGATTACCTACTTACTATGAGTGTGGAGGAACAAACTCTATACAAAAAATGGGTAGAATTACAGGGAGATACAATGATTAAAGATAAATCCCTTATAGCTACATATTATGATTTACAATGGAAGCCAACTGATATCAACAATAAGGAGCTAACGATAAAAGAAATTGAATCGTTAGACCCTTATGTTGAGATTGTAGATGATAATCCAAAAGAATCTACTAAATGGGCACAAATCCGTAGGATGATTCACACAATGGATTTTACAGCAAACCCTGGTAGAAATGTTAAGATTAATGTGAAAGATAGAGTGAGTGGAAAGTTGTTGGGACAAATTTCATTGGCATCTGATGTTACTTCAATGGGGGTTAGAGATAATTTCATTGGTTGGAGTAAAGATAATAAGTTTGTTGATGGTAAGTTAAATCATACTACAATAGCATCTACTATTGTATGTACACAGCCATTAGGATATAACTTCTTAGGTGGTAAGTTAGTTGCTATGATGACTACTGTTCCTGAAGTTAGAAACCATTGGAAAACAAAGTATGGTCAAACTCTTGTAGCAGTTGGTACAACATCACTTTACGGAATTCACTCACAATACAATGGTATTCCTCTATTCAAAACTTTGGGAGAATCGGCTGGTAAGATTAGTTTGAAGCCGGATGATAAATTCTATGACCCGTGGCATCAATGGTTAAAGGAAAACAGAGCAGAATGGTATAAACAAAATATATCAGATGAAAGAGCTCGTAATGGTGCTAATATGGGTTATGAAGCTAATGGACCTGTAAGTGGTATTAAACAAAAGATATTAGGTCAAATCTTCAAAGAGTGTGGTATCAAAGCAACTGAATATCATCACGGATTTAAGAGAGGTGTATATCTTGCTATGATGTATGAGAACGGAAGAGAGTTCTTATGTAAGCAAATTGAAGAAGATGCGTTGGTATTGAAACCTAAATTTGAGCAAGGTATTGATTACATTAACAAATGGTGGAAAAAACATGCAATTAGTAGATATTCTAAGT